TTAACTTACTGATTTCAATAATGCTCTGGTGCTGCTTTGCAGGCTTTGGGGCATCTGTGGGGCAAAACTCGCAAGCCTCTGATTCAGCATCGCGATCTGCTCACTGCTGCTGTCAGCCATCCACGCCCCGTACACATTGAAGACCATCTGGGCGCTCGCATGGCCCATCTGGCTTGCAATAAAGCTGGGGTTAGCGCCAGCTGACAGTGACCAGCACGCATACGTGTGACGCGACTGATAAGCTTTCCTGTGCCTTATCCCTGCTCGCTTCTCCGCTGCATCCCACAAATCACCTATCGAGTCGACTTTGTAGATGAACCCGACATGCTGACATCTTCTGACCAGTTGAGGGTTGAAGACAAATGTACAGTCGTGGCTCTCCGTTCTGCCGTACTCGCGCAGCTGCACAGCAATGTGATGCTGCTTTCCAAGCCTGGTCATTTCCGCCTGATTCCTCAGGACGCTGATCGCGGGCTGGATAAGGTGTATGACCCTGTTTGTGCTCGCCTCAGTTTTCGGTAGAGTGAATTCGCCCAGTTTTGTATAATTACGCCTGATTGTTATTGTTCCAGCTTCAAGATCGATATCCTCCCAGGCCAGGGAGGTCAGCTCCCCGTGACGTACCCCTGTGTAAACTGCAAGTGACCACAGGTTTTTCGTCTGCTGATGCCGGCATGCATCGATCAGGCGAATAAATTCGTCACGAGTTAGCGGATCTGGCTCTGCCCTGGCTTTTTTAAGAGGTTTCATCCCCTCGAAGGGGTTTGCCTCTACGTAGCCGTGATCTGCGGCAAACTGAAACATTCCGGCAATGGTTGTCATGTAATAATTCACGGTGACAACACTTCGTCCCTTCGCCGGAGCCTTTCCCTTAACTGGCGTCTGGTGACCGGTCAGCAAATCTTTCCTGATATACAGCAGTTCCTCTTTGGTCACCGCCGACACAAGCCGATTACCCCCGATCCTGGGCACCACATTCCTTGCGACTGACTCATAACGGTTGAGTGCGTTCGCGCAGATTTCCATCCTCTTCAGATCCAGCCACTTTTCTGCAAGCTCTGACACTGTAATTTCTTTTTTACCCACCCCAAAAGTCTTGAGGTTAGGGGAATCCGGAAACTGTGCCGCATAATCAAATGTGCCTGTGCGGATGGCAAAACATACCGATGTCCGCAGCTCCCCGGCGATCTTCCTGTTCTTAGCGGTGTCAGGGACACCGAGACTTTCCCTGACACGCTTACCTTTAAAATTAAACCAGATGCGCAATGTGCCACCGTGGTTTTCGACGCCTGTTGGATATGTGACTTTATCCATTGACTCCTCCAGACGCCCAAGAGCGATATGAGATTACCTTTTTCATGGCATCAAATCACCCAGGCTGTTTGTTTTTCATTGAGGCGACCCATGCATCAACCGCTTTCCGGTTATACATGCACTCGCTGGATGGCTTCGGGGTTCCGTCCGGTGAGACGTGAAGATATTCCCGCCCGACCATCCAGCACTCCTTTCTGGCCCGGAGGATGGTTCCGGGCTTGAGCCCGGTGACCGCGATCAGCACCTTTTCGCTCACCCAATCATTCGGGACCAGCCAAACGACATCGGCAGTATCACGCATTAGTACCCTCCATTTTCTTCTCGACGCAGTTTTCCCAACCACCGCAGCTGTTGACCATTTCTCCCAACCTCGAGAAACAGGCGTTCATCCAGCGCAACCCGCGGGGCGTTAGTGATGGCACGGTTCCCCAGTCAATGAAGTCCGAATTTTTTCGACCCATATAGCGGATAAGGTCAAGCATGTTGATGTAATGCGCGCGGCGGCGATCTAAATCCCAGCTCTTTTCTTCCAGATACGAGTCGATAAAACCCCGCAGCGCTGGCTGGTCTAGCGAAATATCACCGTACTGGTGGCGATATACCGGGCGACGGTGCAGGCTGACCAGATGGAACAGGTAGGCATCACACACCCATGTCAGCGCCTGCTGGTGGGCTTCCTCCAGTGAGCCAGCGGGATACCAGAATTGCTTATTCATACTTGCGCCCCTCCGGGGTATAAATCGCTTTATCGTGGAGGTACGCGCCATTCCAGGTCTTTTTCATTGGCAGCTCACCTTTCATGTACAGCTGATACAGGCGGTGGCAGCCTTTCTCTAGCAGCACTGGCGTAAACTTCGTGAAAGCATCCTTGCCGTGCGGCGTGATCTGCGTCTGGTCTTCGGTCAGGTATTTATCACGGGCGTAGGAGGCAACGCGCCAGCGCGGATCTTTCTCTGGGTCGCGCTGCTCGTTGAAAACCCAGTCACGCTCGGACGCCCACCACATCATTTTGTTGATGTTGACGCCGTTCAGCGCCTTGCAGAATGCCGGGATCGTCATGCCTTTGGTGAAGTGCTTCTCCAGACTCTCGACGGTGGCACTGAGCGTTTTGTTTTCCAACGCAGCGGCTTCGGCTCGTTCTTCGGCCTCGATAACCATCAGCGCCAGCTCTTTACGGCTGACTGGCAGGGCAATTGCGTCACGCTGTGTGAAGTAAAACTCCACCAGGTCTTCGTGGTAACCCCATGCCTGATCAGTTTCCAGCATTTTTGCGTGATTGGCTGCGCCACGTTCGGTCCAGAGAATCAACTGACTCGTATATTTACTAACCAACCCTCTTAAAGAGGGGAGCCTTTTGAACTCCTGCAATTCAGCACCTTCCACTTTGAAGAAGTGCTTACCCTCAACGAAACGCGATTCGTTGCGAGAAAAGTTATTTGTGAGCATTTTCTCCGTGGCACCGTAACCCACTGCCATTTGCTCGGTGGTCACTACGCGCAGGCCGCGATACTCGATGATCTGCAAGTCACGGGCCGCTACTGGTGCTAATTCTGCTTTCATTGCCATCATCACTGCTCCTTAATACAAAACGTGGTTGGCTGGCATTGTTTTACCGGTGCGCAACTGGGCAGCGAGATCTACAAATATCTCGTCGAGAAACTCTGCGAACCACGAATGACCGACTTCTTTCAGGCGCTGATCGTTGGCGTAGTAGAACTGGTAAACCGCCAGATAGCGTTCCTCAGGCTTGTGCTCGATCAGTGCGCATTCCACATGCTTAATCAGCAGATTTTCAATTAGTTCCCGGGTTAAGCCGAAGGTAAACTCCTCGGTTTTAAACTGGTATTGCCCGTCTCGGAGTCCCCAGCGGTTTTCGCAGGTGATGAGATAAAGCAGGGCGACCGTACCGCGCATGGACTGGACGACGGTTTGAGCCCACTCATGCTGCTCTTCTAAAGTAAGGGAGCCTTTGCCATAGCGGTTTTCGTCAAGCATCCAACCGGGAATCGTTACGTCGGATTGCTTCTGGATTTCCTTCAGGCGAGCAACAAGCTGCTTCACGTTTTCTTTTTCAAGGTCGGTCATTTATCTTTCTCCCGGTTATAGGTTTCATGGCTCATTACTTCCCAGCTCTTGCCGCCATCGCGTGAAAGTAGCCGCCAGCGGTGATTTACCTTCAGGCTCAGATTCCCGGTGCCGATCATGCGGCAGGGGTGAATCCTCCTCGCCCTGAACTGGCGCAACACGTGAGCCGCTTTGAGGTGAACCCACTCAGGAATTCGAATTGCAGTCAGCGTCACTTTTTACCTCCGCGAGCCGCAGCTCCATGTCGCGAGCCATTTCAATAAACGTGTCCAAAGCGCAAATGTGCTCGTCGGGAGATAACCGCCGATCACACCTCACCTGCCCGTTTTCGATGTAGAGAACGACCCGGCCAGTGAAGTCAGGCAGAACATGCAGATCAATATTCAGAACCGGGCGGCAACCCGGGTTAGCGTTTTGCTGACTTAACATGCTGACCCTCCGCTAATGCTGGTTTGTGCTTTTTGGCAAAATCCACCAGCTCCTTAATGAGATCGTCGATTAACTCTTTGCCGCTTTCTGTCAGGAACTCGCCGCGGCCATTCACATCTACGGCGCTGCTATAAATTCCCCTGACCGCCTTAACCCCTTCGATATTCCCAAATTCACTCACGGCTTGTTTTTCAAATCGGCTCAACAGGCCATCGAGAAGAATCTCTGTTAATTCGATTGTTTTTATTTCGCCTTTGGGCTGATTAATAATGATGCAATTGCTGCCTGTCTTACGCAGGTGGCGGAGTAATGCAGCTTTAAGAATTCGACGCCGATATGTTTCGATTAATTTATCCATCTAAATAATCCTTCTTTGCGCGTCTTCATTCGCCAGTACAATTTTTTCCTCTGTTTCGGTCCAGGAATAAACAGAGCCAGCGAGGTCATAAGCCAGACCTAAAAGGCCATCAAGCTGGTAGCAATCGAAATCCTTATGATGGGCGTGGATAGTTTGCATAAGGAAGTTGAGCTGTTCTGCTTTGATATTCAGTGTCTGAATATCTTGTCGTTGTTGAATGGACATAATTTATCTCCCATATGCTTTCTTTAGAAAGAGATTGGCGATGTGCCAATATCCGGCGCTGCGCATTAACTGCGCTGTTTTATAAGCAGCTTTATTTACCATGATGAAAGCCTATTAAAAGAATGTAATATTCCCCAGCGATTAAGCTGTATTTATTCCAGGTTAAATTAAATGGATGGTTATTTGTTTTTGGCTTTAACAGCCTGCTCTTCAATCAACCACGCACATACATCACCAGTGAGTCTGCGCAGTAGCGAGGCAATAGCTATCACTTCGGAATCAGCCATTCGGTCTGGATAAGATTCCATCATCAGGCAAATAATTTCAGCTTGATGCGCACGTTCAGTTGCTTGCTCTAAAGAAATTTCATGCGCCATGATTCCCGTCCTTTACACCAGAAAGATAAGCAGCGGTTTGAGAAATTTTATTTGTTGCAATCGCCAATTCGGCGAGAGATGAAATAATAGTGGAAAGATTGCTGATTTTTTCTTTATCAGTTTCATCATCCTCAGTTAAAGAGAAAATATTTAAACTGATGTGATTAATAGCATCCAGCAAACTGATAGTTTTGGTATCGCAATCAGAGGCGAGATCAGCATATCCAATATCAGAGCAATTAGCTTCACTTCGGAAATCTTTGATATCTACTAACTGATAAAACTTATTGGTGGTCGGTTTAGCTGTCATTTTATTGGCTCCATTGTTTGCCGATGAAATAAGCATACGATCACCAAAATTGTCTGTCAAACATAATTATGCGTGATAAACATATTATGGGTCTAACCAACTGTTTTCGTGACTTTAAAAGATATGTTTCAAAAGCAAAAAAAAAGAGCCCTCAGGCTCTTTTGTATGTGTGGGAAGGTAGGGTTATGCGTGGCGTCTGAATTGTTGTGATTGGCTTAGAAGCACCTTTCCGCATACGTGAAGCATGTCCATCTCTGCATCAGTGATCTGCCATTCTCTGTACAGTGGATTGTCTGAAAGCACATGTAGCTGAGTCTTGATTTTCTGAAGGCGCTTAACAAAAAGATCGCCGCTAAAATCAAAAACGTATATGCCGTCACCATCGAAGTGGTTTACACCAACGTCAACAAAAATGAGATCACCTGGCTCGATTGTGCCCTGCATGCTATCGCCGCGAACGTTAATGAGCTTGACCTGATTTGCGGGCCGGTGGCCAAAGAGATTTCTCGCCTCTTCGGTAACGTACTCTATCGAACTAATAACTTCGATGAAGTCACGGGTAGAGTTGCCATTGCCTGCACTTGCAGAAACGTCCATCACATCAACTCGATACACGTCCCTTCTCCTTTCCTGCGAAAGTGAATTGATACTGTATGTATCTACAGTATCTTTTTTATCTTGGAAAGAGAATAGTTCAGAGAGTGGAACTTCTAAAGCCTCGGCAATCTTTTTGAGGCTGGCTTCACTGTAGCCCTGCATACCTCTTTCGAGCCGAGAAATGTTGCCGACGTCCCAGTCAGTCAGGGACGCCAGCTGGTTTATAGTCATTTTCTTTGCTTTTCTCAGCTCTCTAATGCGTTGCCCTACGTTCATCGAAGCACCCCCGCCAAATGTTATTTAATTTGTATTTTATACATAATTTTGCAACTCACACAACTCAACTTGCATAATATGTTTGTCGCGCATATTATGTCTTAAACACATATGGAGTTATGCGCATGTTTACTACACCGCTACGCAAAGCTCGCCTCAAAGCAAAGATGACCATTCAGGAGGTTGCATCATCCATCAAGTGCGACCCCGGTAATCTTAGTCGAATGGAGCGAGGTATACAGAGGCCTTCTCCGGAAGTTGCTGAGAAGCTGGCCAAATTGTTCAGCGCGGAGCTGACAGAAATTCAGATCCTCTATCCCGAAAGGTTTAGCCCTGATGGATATCACCCGTAATGAGCACCTGGTTATGCCTGATGGTCATAGCCAGGCGGATTCGGATTGGATTAGGCAGCAATTATTAACCCTGGCGCCAGCAGTACGGCAAAAAGCCATCCAGCGTTACGCAGCTGTGTATCAGGAAACGTTTGAGGCTGAACCCGTTTCATATCGCAAGGAGAACCGGGCAAGGCACGAAGCAAACACACGGCTTCGCCTGTTCGTAAGGAATCACGGCAGGGCATTACAGGGGTATACCGCCGAACCACCCCCGGCTGGAATGCAAGCGCGTTCTTGATTGTTCCGGGTTTAAAGGCACCCGAACAGATGCAGGCTTAAAGGTGCCTGATCAGGTTGGCAACCATCTGAACCTCATCCCCATACGTACTAGGGAAGTAGTACGTTTTTATGGGGAAGAGGGAAAGGGGGGTAAGGGGGGATTGGGTGTAGGGGTAGGAATAGGGCCTTTTCCAACAGGCGAGATCCATTGGTTAGGTAGATCTCAGTCTTAAGGGCTGAACCAAAAAAAGCGGCCGTATCAGCAAGGTAGTACGAAAGCTGAAGGCGCAGAGAAACGAGGAAGGTTCTTCCTGGAAGAGTGAATTTCAGGAGGACTGATTAAGAAGGGAGGCTGGCAACCTTTGGGGAGGCCGCCAGCCATGTGAGGGGAATCCATGAAAACCACATCACAAAATTATTATCTCATCACCGCGGGGGCAGCACAATGCAGCTGACGATCACACCGAATTTTGCACAGGAGCGCGCGCTGAATATGTTGCGCCGGAACTGGAAGGCAAACGACACCTTCATGGTGTACTCGCCAACCGGCAGCGGCAAAACGGGGCTGGCCGCTTTCATTGTCGCCGGGTTCGTCAGCCGCGGCATGCGCGTTCTGTTCTGCGCACCATACACCATCCTGATCGGTCAGACGGCCAATCGCTTTGTTGAATATGGCCTGCCGGGTGATGAAATTGGCTATATCTGGGCGGATCATCCGAATTACGATCCGTCTCTGAAAATCCAGATTGCCAGCGCTGATACGCTTATTCGCCGCGTGTTCCCTGACAACATCGATCTGCTGATAATCGACGAAGCGCACCTGCGTAAAAAACGCATCCTGCAGGATATCGAACGTCTGCGCGCTAAAGGCGTGAAAGTGATTGGCCTGTCAGGTACGCCGTTTTCACCGTTCCTGGGTAAATACTATGACCGGCTTATTAAACCTACCACCATCGGCGAGCTGATCCAGCGCGGGGACCTGAGCAAATACGAGTTCTACGCGCCCACTAAGCCGGATCTGAAAGGCGTCAAATCGGCTCCATCACTGGAGTTCGGCAGCGATTACAACGAGACGCAGCTGGCCGAGATTATGTGCGGCTCCACGCTGGTGGGCGATATCGTTCAGAACTGGCTGGAGCATGGCCGGGATCTGCCGACAATCGCGTTCTGCGTGAACGTAGCCCACGCCAATTTCCTGACCATCCGGTTTAACCAGGCTGGCGTTAACGCTGAGGTTATGACCGCCGACACCCCGGTGGAGGATCGCCAGACCATCGTTCATCGCTTTGAAACCGGCGCTACAAAGATCATCGTCAGCGTGGGCGTCCTGGTGGCCGGGTTCGACAGCGACGTTCGCTGCATTATTTACGCCAGGCCAACCAAAAGCGAAATTCGCTGGCTGCAGGCGCTGGGCCGCGGTCTGCGCACCGCGCCGGGCAAAGAGTCCTGCCTCATCTTCGATCACAGCGGCACCGTACACCGCCTGGGTTATCCGGATTCCATCGAGTATGACGATCTGCCCGGCAAATCAGATGGTATGGAAGAAAGCGCGCGCCGCGCAGCTGAAGAACGCGAAGAGAAGCTGCCACACGAGTGCTCGCAATGCCATTACATGAAACCAGCTGGTGTCTATGTCTGCCCGAAATGCGGACACAAGCCGCTGGCCGGTGAAGATATCGATACAGACACCGGGCGCAAGCTTAAAAAGCTGGGCACCGAACAGCGCCAGCCCACAAAGGCCGAGAAACAGGCCTGGTGGAGCCAGATTAAGTTTTACCAGCGTCAGCGTGAATCTTTGGGCAAAAAGCCCGTAAGCGATGGGTGGTGTAAGCACACTTTTCATGATCGCTTCGGAGAGTGGCCCAACGGCCTGAGCGACTACCCGATGGACATCACTCCTACGGTTTCGAACTTCATCAGGCACAAACAGATCGCCTTTGTGAAAGGGAAGGCTAAACGCCAGCAGGATGTAGCAGCAGAACCTGCGACTTCCCGTATTCGCCACGCGCATAACACGATTAACGAAATCAGGCAGCAGTTAGGGAAACAAGCATGAAGACGGCAGCAGCGGCTAAAGGCCAGTGGGCCATGATTTTTGAACATTATGGGCTTCCGCCGATCACCGGCAAAAACCACTTCAAAGGCAAATGCCCGCTATGTGACTCTATTGGTAAGTTCCGTATCGATGATCGTGACGGTGCCGGCACCTGGATCTGTACCTGCGGCAGCGGTGATGGATTAAAACTGGTTACGCAAACCCAGGGCAAACCCTTCAATGAGATCTGCCGTGAAATCGACGAGCTGATCGGCAATACCTTTGCTCGGGAAAAAATACCGGTCACCAGTAACGCTGGCAGCCTGCGCAAAAGGGTGATCAGTAAGTTTTCGAAGCTTGCACCGCTGCGCGGCACGTCCGGCGCTGAGTATCTCAGCTCCCGTGGTGTCTACCAGCTTCCGCAGGACGCTATCAGATTCAACGACCATGAGCGCTACGGCGGAAAGGTTTTCCAGAGCCTGTATTCACTCGCAACAGATGACAAGGGCGAGCTTTGCTATCTGCACAGAACCTTGCTGGACGGAAACCGGAAGGCTCAGTTGAAAGATTCATCAGGGGCGAAGCGTCAAAAATCACTTCAGGAAGAAAGTTACCTGGATCACGCCCGTTCGGTGGCGATCCGTATGTTCCCAGTTTCCACCACGCTGGGCATCGCCGAGGGCATCGAAACAGCCCTGTCAGCGCACCAGCTTTACGGGGTCAACACCTGGGCAACCATGACCAGCGGATTCATGAAGAAATTCCGTGTGCCGGCTGGCGTGAAGAACTTCATCATTTTTGCAGACCGTGACGTCAACAGTGCTACCGGTTTAGCGGCTGCTATGGAATGTGCTCATGCCAATTTGATGGCAAAAAACGACCTCGAAAAGGTCAGTATCTACTGGCCGGATAATGGAGACTTTAACGACATGCTCATGAACGGCGATCAGGTTCGTGAAATGGTTTTCTATAAAAAACAGCAGGTGGCCGCATGAAACTGGAAGCAGCACTTAAACATTTTAGTCCTCAGGGAATGCATATCAGCGACGACGTAAAAGGAACCTCTCCGGATCGTCTCACCGGCACTGATGTTATGGCGGCGATTGGTACCACCAGCAGCCGTGCGCGCTTCGGCCTGGCTGCTTTCTTCGGAAAGGCTGGCATCAGCAAAACAGATGAACAGCTCGCGGTTCAGGCGCTGGCCCGTTATGCGATGGATTCCGCTCCAAAGAACGTGCGTAAAGCAGCTGGTGGTGAGTTCGGCTGGTGCATGCAGGTCCTGGCGCAATTTGCCTTTGCTGATTATTCCCGTTCGGCGGCCACCAGCGCGGCGTGCAGTAGCTGCGGCGGTACCGGTTTTATGTCCCAGCTCGAGGATGTAATCAAGCACCCTGGTATTTTCGATGCAGACGGCGCTGAAGTTGTGGCCCCGAAGATCAAGCGTGAGACGGTGAAGCGTATATGCGGCACCTGTGGAGGTAAGAGAGTGATCCATGCCCGTTGCCGCTGCGGAGGTAAAGGCGAGGTCCTCGACCGTGCCGCGACGAAGGAAAAGGGGGCCCCGGTGTTTAAAACCTGTGGCCGCTGCTCTGGTAATGGCTTCTCTGTTGTCTCTTCTGCCACGGCACACCGAGCCATTCTGAAGCGTCTCCCGGATCTCCATCAGTCCTCATGGTCACGAAACTGGAAACCATTCTATGAAATGCTGGCGGACACGCTGCGCCAGGGAGAGCGGCAAGCCGCTGTAGAATTCGAGAAGGCCACAGCTTATTAATGTTTTCGGAACAAATGGCGACATTTTATTGCACGATAGCGTTGACTTTGCATAAAGTTGTCCTGTATGCTTTCCATCGTGGGATATTACGCCTGCACGACATCAAACCCGCCTCTGTGCGGGTTTTTTTATGCCTGTAATTCTTCGCGCCACGCTCGGCGCAATTCAACCACAGAGCCTTTCAGGGGTGAGCCATAGGGAACGGTCGGTGTGACTGTCTCTGTGGGCCGATCATTCCTGAGCGCTGGCTCACCCGCTAAAAGGAAAGTCACTATGTTCGGTTTCGGTAAAAAAGCCCGTAAAGCAGTAAGCGACATCAAAAAGTTCGAAAAGCGCGATCTGGCTCAGGCAGTGGTTAACGCTGCTTACCTGGTGGCTTATGCAGATGGTGAATGCGAAGCATCAGAAAAGGCGAAGATTGAGCAAGTGCTGCGCAATCAGCCATCACTGGCAGCGTTCACCTCTGAAATCAACGCCATCAGCGCAACGATCGTCGGTCAGCTGGACACCAACTTTAAGATTGGTCGCCGTGCTGCGCTGCGTGAGATTGAAGATGTTAAGCACGACACCCGCGAAGCTGAAGACGTTCTCGATGTGGCCGTGGCCATCGCAGAGGCTGATGGTGAAGTAGAGCCAGAAGAGCGCAAGGTGCTGGAAGAGATCGCCAACGTCCTCGGCCTGCGTCTGGAAAACCATCTGTGATCGGCAATCTCCGCTGGGCCGCTGCCGGGGTGCTGTTGTTCCTTGTGGTGGCAATCGACTTTACCAGCAAGATGATGTCGATTCTGGCAGACGGCGTGATGGTGGCTGGGGTGGTTGCCCTGCTCTGGCCCCTGATTAAATCCAGTAAATAACACTGTGCAAAAGGTCATTGCGATGGCCTTTGACAGAGTGACATCCAGCCGCACAGCGGCCTTCTTTCCCCTCATATTGAGAGGATTCACAGCACTGAGGGGGACCAATGTCCGATCCAATTTCCGGCACGGGGTTAGCCGGTGGCACCCTGGCGGGGGCCAGCGTTTATGGACTGCTGACCGGGACCGATTACGGTGTAGTTTTTGGCGCATTTGCAGGGGCGGTATTTTATATCGCCACGGCAGCCGACCTGGGCGCAGCACGCCGACTTGCTTATTTTATCGTGTCCTATATCGCTGGCATTCTGTGCTCCGGCCTGGTCGGGTCGAAGCTGGCTAATCTGACCGGTTACAGCGACAAACCCCTGGACGCCATTGGTGCCGTTATCGTTTCTGCTTTAGCCGTCAAAATCCTGACGTTCCTGAATAACCAGGATGTCGGCTCGCTGGTGGCGCTGATAACGCGCCGGGGAGGTTCAGGTGGTTCTAAATGACCCGACAGCAACTATTAACGCGCTGATCTGCGCTGGCGTAGTTCTTACTCTGATGTTTTACCGCCGGGGTGATTCACGGCATCGCCCGTGGGTTTCCCGCCTGGCATGGCTGATTACTGTGACGTACAGCGCCGTGCCACTGGCCTACCTTTGCGGCATTTATCCTCATTCATCGTGGGCCACCATTGGGGCCAACGTTCTTTTCCTTTTCGTGCTGGTGGCCGTCAGGGGCAACGTAGCGCGTCTGGTTGATCATCTGAGGCAATAATGAATCAAACACAATTTCAGAAGGCGGCTCGTATCAGCGCCGGGCTGGCTGCGCGCTGGTTTCCGCATATTGACGCTGCAATGAAAGAGTACGGCATAACCGCTCCGCTCGATCAGGCCATGTTTATTGCCCAGATGGGGCATGAGTCCGCCGGGTTTACGCGGGTGGTTGAAAACCTGAACTATGCAGCTGAGAGCCTGGTACCAACGTTCGGTAGTCACCGCATTACCGCACAGCAGGCCGCTGCCCTCGGCAGAACGGCAACGCAGCCTGCAAACCAGAAGGCGATCGCCAATCTGGTTTATGGGAATGAGTGGGGCAAAAACAATCTGGGTAATCAGGTGGCGGGCGATGGATGGAAATATCGCGGGCGCGGACTGAAGCAGATTACCGGGCTGAGCAACTATCGCAGCTGCGGACTGGCCCTGAAGCTGGATCTGGTCACGCACCCGGAACTGCTTGAGCAGGATGTCTACGCTGCCCGATCAGCTGCATGGTTCTTCGCATCCCGTGGCTGCCTTCTTCACTCCGGCGATGTGGAGCGCGTTACGCTGATCATCAACGGCGGCCGCAACGGGCTGGATAAGCGGCGCATTCTGTTCAACCTGGCAAAATCCGTGCTGGTGTGAGGTCAATATGGGTATTGAAACGATCATCGGTCTGGCCGCGGCAGTGATAGCAGCCATTGCTGGCGCTTTTGGCCTGGGCCACGTTCGCGGCACCAGCAAAGCCGAAGCAAAAGCAGACCAGCAGCGAACCGAAGATAACGCCGCGGCCACGGTCGCTGTGGCAGAACGCCGGGTTGAAGCAACGAAAGAGGCCAGCAATGTACAGCAGACTGTTAACCATATGCCTGGCGACGATGTTGATCGCGAGCTGCGTGACTCGTGGCAGCGCCCCGGTAGTGTTTGATACCGCCTGTGACTGGGTAAAGCCAATCTACCTGACCGATCATGACATTGATGTGCTGGATAAGCAGACGAAGAAAGACATCCTGGCGCATAACAAAGCGTGGCAGGCGAACTGCCAACAACCTTACGTTAGGGCAGCGAAATGAGTGAAGCAAAACCGCAAGATGGCAGTACCGTAAAGGGATACCGCTCGTTAACTCCGGGTGAAATCGAACGCATGAACCGCCTGAAGGACGTCAGTCGTCAATTCTGCAACCTGCTGGATACCGAGCGCAGCGAGCTGCTTACTGTCCGTAATGGGCCAGCAATGCTGAGCACTGAGCAGGCACGTGAGATTGATGACGCATTGCGCTGCCTGTCTATTGCCCGCACCAAAATGCAAGAAGCCTGCATGTGGGCCTGTCGTGCAGTAACACGTCCTGACTCTGATTGTTAACGCATTCCAAAGCTCATCTGCGGGTGGGCTTGATAATGCTTTAACCATTTTCAAGCAATGGATATTATACATGCTCCATAATGCAAAGGGGTTAGCTATGCTTGAATTCAATGGTAATGATAGAGAAGTGCAGGAAGTGGTCGCTTCAAAGGTCCGAGATAATGTCTTACTTAATATTGTTCATTTAACGAACTTGGATGAAATCTCAGTAGGTTTAACCTTATTTTGCAAAGGAACCGTGATATCAGGAGATGTGATTTCAGGTAAAGAATATTTTGCTTCGATGGTTGAGAACTGTAAAGGCGAAGCCCTGAAAAATCTTTATTCTGAAATTGGTAAGACCTTTTATGAAATGGACCCCGCTAAGGGAAATGAGCCTCCATTGAATTACATTCATCTCAAAAAAGTAGCAGTGCAAGGTTCAGATTCTGAATTCACTCCATTTTTAGGTGGCCTGCTAAGAATGCGCATAGACGAAATTGATGGGCATCTATTAGGACGCTTTGAATAATTTACCTGTAATTTAACTATAAACCCCGCACATATGCGGGGTTTTTTTATGGACATCATCATGGGTAGACTCATCGTAATGTCTATAGCGGATAAATAGTAAATATGCCCTATAGGGGATAAAAATGCAGGTCACCATAGATGGCGTCCAGTATGCGCCAGTAAGTTTTTCTTCCTCCAAGATTGGCATAGCAATAACCACGCATAATCGGCCAGAAGTTCTTAAGCTCGCTTTCGAGCAGCACATGAAGCATCTGCCTGCTGGAGCATTGCTGATGGTTATCGATGATGGTTCCAAATCTGCAGCAGTAGTGCCCAGCGGCGTGCAGTTGCTTCGCCATGAAACATCACTCGGAATCGTCGCCTCAAAGAACGCCAGCCTGACCGTACTGATGGATGCAGGATGTGAGCATCTCTTCCTGTGGGATGATGACGCCTGGCCGATTGCCGATAACTGGCACCTGCCTTATATCGAATCACCTGAACCACACCTGGCTTACCAGTTCCTCGATCTGGCTGGCCGCAATAAGCTGAACGATATGGCTGTGCTGTACCGGGATGACAAGCACGTCGCTTACACCGGGCAGCGCGGAGTGATGCTGTATTACCACCGCAGCGCCATCGAGAAGGTGGGCGGGTTCGATCCGGTATACGGTCGCGGCATGTACGAGCATCCGGATCTGGCCCTTCGCATTCACAACGCCGGGTTATCGACATGGGCGTTTGCTGATGTGGCTGGTTCTGAAAAGCTGATTCATTCGATGGATGAGCACGAAGAAGGAACACGCTCAATACCCCGGCCCGACCGGGAGGCGCTGGTAAAACGAAACGTTGGCATCTTCAACGCACGACGCGACAGTGGGTATACCGGCTTTGCCTCGTACAGCAGCAATCCGAATCTGGTATTAACGACGCTGCTCACGAGCCAGCCGGATCCACAGCGCACCGGAAAGATGAGACCCGAACCGCAGGTTCTTCAGTCCTGGTCAGGCTCCATATCCGGCGCGCTGCCGATGGTGCTGGCCGACGAACTTAAAGAACCTCCCAGCGGTGCCAGCCTGTGCGAGGTGCCCGCATTAGACATGAGCCCTTACTTTGCGCGCTGGCTGCATATCTATCAGTATCTTCGTGCCCACCCTGAATACCATCTTGTCTGGTGTACTGACGGGACAGACGTTGAGATGCTGCGTGAGCCCTGGGCAGAAATGGTGCCCGGTAAAATTTACGTTGGCTCTGAGCACAAGACCTACGCTGACAAGTGGATGAAGGCCAATCACCACGGCAAAGCCTATAGCGACTTCCTCGATCTGCACCGGGATGAACAGCTGCTTAATGCTGGCCTGATTGGTGGCAGCCGTGAAGATGTAATGGAGTTCGCCCACCGGATCATCCGTCAGCATTATCTGATTGAAAGCCACCGCTTCTGGAAGATAGAAACAGCGCCCGCCACGCTGGTGGACATGGGCGCGTTCGGTATGGCTGCAAAGTCATTCGGCGATCGTGTCGTTACCGGCCCTAAGGTGCACACCATATTCAAAACAGACGGCATCGGTAAGGAGGCAGCATGGTGGAAACACAAGTGAGGTTCGTTGTCGTTGGCCATCACACCCGGTTTGCCTCAGCAGCATTGCTCGCTGGTGAACTGGGAGCCCATCTTCTTCTTGATGAAGGGAATCACGGCGCGAACTGGAATCACCGGCGCGCGCTTGAATGGGCCGCCGAACAATCCTGCCGGGTAGTGGTGCTGGAAGACGATGCTTTACCCGTGCCCGGGTTCGCTGACAAGGTGGCTGACTGGCTGGCCCGTTTCCCTGACGACATGCTGAGCTTTTATCTGGGTACAGGACGACCGCCGCAGTATCAAAAAGAAATAGCCGGAATGCTGGTGGATGCTGATCGCGTCTGTGGTGATCACATCGTGATGCGAAAGCTGATTCACGGTGTCTGCTATAGCCCACCTCAGGGCAGGTTAGTGCGCATGCTCAGCGCATGGAATAAAACGCTGGCAGCAGATTACGCAGTTGGTGAGGCTTACGGCGGCAGGGTGGTTTACCCGTGTTACTCGCTGGTGGATCACGCTGACCTGCCGACGGTTGAGCGTCACCCGGACAACGAGCCGAGGACAGAACGCCGCCGAGCATGGAGATTGGCATGAACAAAGAGCCCCGGATATATGGCAGTCGATGGGATAAGGCCCGCCTGCGTTTCCTGCAGCAGCACCCGCTCTGTGTGATGTGCGAGCAGCAGGGACGAATAACGGCGGCCACGGTCGTTGACCACATCGAACCTCACAAGCTCAAAGATGCGCTTAAGTCGGGTAACCCGCTGGCCATCTCGAAGGCACAGCACCTGTTCTGGAGTAAAGAGAACTGGCAGCCACTGTGCAAAGCCCACCACGATTCAACGAAGCAGAGAATGGAGAAGAGCGGCACCGTCATCGGCTGTGATGCCAACGGCTACCCACTCGATCCTGCGTCTCACTGGAGCACGTAATGAAAGACCTCAGTATTGAATACCGCGACGGTAAGTTTGTTCAGTTGGTGATCGATGGCGTGGTGATGAAGGGCGTGACCTCGATTGAGTTCTCCCACTCAGTCGGCCAGGACGTGCCGACGCTGAGTGTATCGGGTCACTTATGGCCTGAACCTGAGAAGATCAATCCAGTCCTCCTGCAGGTGGATAAAGACTCGGCCTAGCGCGGCGATGAGGCAGGGGATAGACATCAAATGAAATCATTTCAAATGCAATGATGTCAAATGATAATGAATCGCATCAGGGGTAGGGGGGGATCAAATCTTCAAATCCATTGCCCCAAATGACCGCCGCCAAAGTTTGATTTTAACGCTAACCCGATTTTTTCCGTTTTAAGGTGTTGACATATGGCAGATAAACGAACCCGCTCCGACAGTTCGGCGGCGGCGATTCAGGCCATGAATAATGCAGCAGTGGACACCATCGATCCGCCGTCCCATGCAGGTTTGGAGAAAAAAGCCGAACCATTCTGGCATGACAATATCAGATCGAAAGCTCTGGACAGCTGGACACCCGCCGACCTTTTAGCCGCTGTAGAACTGGCGAATAACCAGCTCTATATCACCGTTTTACGCAGAGATTTGCGCAAAGAAGAGCGCGTGCGCGGTGAAGGCAGAAACGAGGCACTGATTAAAGACCTGCGGAAGCAAATTCCAGAATTGCAGCGAACCATCCTGGCACAGCGACGTGACCTGCAGATCCATTCCCACGCAACCAACGGCGAAAGCCGCGACCAGAAGAAACGCAACCAGAATGATCGTGCCGCCCGGGATACCCGAGCTGAACATCAGGACCAGGACGACAACCTGATCGCCTTTCCCAAACACGGATAAAAACTATGACGCGAGGTGAGCGCGTAATAGCGTTCATTGAGCGCTTTTGCATCGTGCCTGAAGGCAAGCTAATCGGGCAGCCAATGCGGCTCGACCCTTTTCAGAAAACATTCATCCTGTCGATTTATGACAATCCGGCCGGTACGGACATGGCGATCCTCAGCATCGCGCGTAAAAACGGTAAAACAGGGCTGATTGCCGGAATCCTGTTGGCGCATCTGGTGGGACCCGAAGCGGTACAGAACACGCAGATCGTCAGCGGCGCTCTCAGTCGGGAGCAGGCGGCCATCGTTTTTAACCTGGCAGTGAAGATGGTTAACCTTAATCCGAAGCTGCAGGAGCTGGTTCACATCACGCCCAGCGGCAAAAAGCTGATCGGGTTGCCGTGTAATGTGGAGTACAAAGCTTTATCTGCTGAGGGTAAAACCACACATGGCCTTTCGCCCATTCTTGCGATTTTGGATGAAACCGGGCAGGTAAGGGGGCCGCAGGATGATTTTATCGACGCCATAACCACGGCTCAGGGCGCACATGAAAGCCCGCTGCTGATTGTTATCAGCACCCAGGCGGCGAACGATGCCGACCTGCTGAGCATCTGGATAGATGACGCGGTTAAATCGAAAGATCCGCACATCGTCTGTCACGTTTACGAGGCCCCCAAAGAGGCGGATATCAGTAAGCGTGAATCATGGCTTGCCGCTAACCCGGCGCTTGGTACGTTCAGGTCTGAAAAAGACATGGCGCGCCAGGCGGAAAAAGCGGGGCGCATGCCGAGTTTCGAGAACACCTTCCGCAACCTGAACCTGAACCAGCGCGTGTCTACTGTATCGCCGTTCATATCCCGCAGTGTTTGGGAGCTGTGCGGCGGCATACCGCAGAACACAGCGCGGAAATGGTATGCCGGGCTGGATCTGTCAGCCAGAAACGATTTAACGGCGCTGGTCATTGCTGGTGAAGCAGAAGACGGTGTCTGGGATGTTTTCCCCTTCTTCTGGACGCCTGAAAAGACGCTTGAAGAACGCACCAAAACAGACCGCGCGCCGTATGACGTCTGGGTCAGAGAAGGCCTTCTACGCACGACGCCAGGCGCGTCTGTCGATTATTCATTCGTGGTCGCTGATATCGCCGCAATTATCGGTGATTTCGATATTACCTCGATGGCCTTTGACCGCTGGCGCATTGACCAGTTCAGGAAAGAGGCGGACACCATCGGGCTGAGCCTCCCTCTGGTTGAGTTCGGCCAGGGCTTTAAGGATATGGGCCCGGCAGTGGACACCCTTGAATCGCTGATGCTTAACGGGCGGGTTAGGCATGGCATGCACCCGGTTTTAACGATGTGCGCCGTGAATGCGGTGATCGTTAAAGATGCTGCCGGCAACCGCAAACTCGATAAATCAAAAGCAACGGGTCGTATTGATGGCATGGTCGCAATGACAATGTCCGTTGGTGCCGCCAATGGGGAAGTTACCGAACAGGGTGGTGACTTCGAGGACTTCATTTTTCGACCGCTGAGCATGTGATGGAAGAACCTAAATACACGATTGACCTGCGAACCAATAACGGCTGGTGGGCAAGGCTGCAGTCCTGGTTTGTCGGCGGGCGTTTAGTCACCCCAAATCAGGGCTCGCAAACAGGGCCTGTTTCGGCCCACGGACACCTGGGCGATTCATCCATTAACGATGAACGGATACTGCAAATATCGACGGTGTGGCGCTGCGTGAGCCTGATTTCGACCCTTACTGCGTGCCTTCCGCTGGATGTCTTCGAGACTGACCCGAGCGACAACCGAAAAAAAGTCGGTTTGAGCAATCCGCTGGCTCGCCTGTTGCGTTATTCCCCCAATCAGTACATGACCGCCCAGGAGTTCAGGGAGGCCATGACGATGCAGCTTTGTTTCTACGGGAACGCCTATGCGCTGGTGGATCGTAACAGCGCTGGCGACGTGATCAGCCTGATACCGCTTCAGTCCGCGAATATGGATGTGAAGATGGTTGGTAAGAAAGTGGTTTATCGCTATCAGCGCGACAGCGAATACGCGGACTTTTCCCAGAGAGAGATTTTTCACCTTAAAGGATTCGGTTTTACCGGGCTGGTCGGCCTCTCACCCATCGCGTTTGCCTGTAAATCGGCAGGCGTGGCGGTGGCGATGGAAGACCAGCAGCGAGATTTCTTTGCCAACGGCGCTAAATCGCCCCAAATCCTCTCTACCGGCGAAAAGGTGCTAACCGAGCAGCAGCGTTCGCAGGTTGAAGAGAACTTCAAAGAGATCGCCGGCGGCCCGGTAAAAAAACGCCTCTGGATTCTGGAAGCGGGTTTTTCGACTTCGGCAATTGGCGTGACACCTCAGGATGCCGAAATGATGGCGTCCCGAAAATTCCAGGTTAGCGAACTGGCCCGATTCTTTGGCGTACCGCCTCACCTTGTTGGCGACGTTGAGAAGTCAACGAGCTGGGGATCGGGCATCGAGCAGCAGAATCTCGGCTTCCTGCAGTACACCCTGCAGCCCTATATCTCGCGCTGGGAAAACAGCATCCAGCGATGGCTGATCCAGGCGAAGGACGTTGGCCGCATTCACGCTGAGCACAATCTTGATGGTCTGTTGAGAGGTGATTCTGCTTCCCGCGCTGCATTCATGAAGGCGATGGGCGAGGCGGGGCTTCGCACGATCAATGAGATGCGGCGAACAGATAACCTCCCGCCGCTGCCGGGTGGCGATGTGGCAATGCGGCAGTCGCAATACGTGCCGATCACCGATTTAGGAACCAACAAAGAGCCCCGCAATGACGGGGCTTAATTTTTATGGGGGCCGCGATGCCTGAGATCGTAAAAACCCTGTCTTTCGACGAGACAGAAATCAAGTTCACCGGTGACGGGAAGCAGGGCGTTTTCGAAGGATACGCTTCTGTTTTCAATAACACCGATTCCGACGGCGACATCATTCTGCCCGGCGCTTTCAAAAACGCGCTGACCAACCAGACCCGGAAAGTGGCGATGTTCTTCAACCACAAAACATGGGAATTGCCGGTTGGAAAGTGGGACAGCATCGCAGAAGACGATAAGGGCCTGTTTGTACGCGGTCAGTTAACGCCCGGGCACAGCGGTGCCACTGACCTCAAAGCGGCCATGCAACATGGCACCGTTGAGGGTATGTCGGTGGGCTTTTCAGTGACGAAAGACGATTACTCCATCGGTACCAGCGGGCGCATTTTCAAAAATATCCCGTTCTTGCGCGAAATCAGCGTCTGCACCTTCCCGGCCAACGAACAGGCTGGCATTGCAGCCATGAAAAGTGTCGATGGCATTGAAACGATCCGTGACGTGGAGAACTGGCTGAGGGATTCAGTCGGCCTCACCAAATCACAGGCAGTTGGGTTAATAGCCCGGTTTAAGTCAGCGATTCGGAGCGAGTCCGAGGGCGACGGAAACGAAGCACAAATCAACGCTCTGCTTGAGAGCATCAAATCCTTCCCTTCTAATTTAGGAAAATAATTATGTCTGAACTCGCTCAAATTCAAAAAGCCATCGAAGAGTCCCAGCTGAAAATGACCCAGCTTTTCGATGCCCAGAAGGCAGAAATCGAAAGCACCGGCGTGGTGTCCAAACAGCTGCAGTCCGATCTGGCGAAAGTACAGGAAGAGCTGAGTAAATCCGGTACCCGCCTTTTCGATCTGGAACAGAAACTGGCTTCCGGTGCCGAAAACCCAGGTGAGAAGAAATCCTTCTCTGAGCGCGCAGCTGAAGAGCTGCAAAAGTCCTGGAACGGCAGCAAAGGCAGCTTCGATGCGAAGACCTTCAATAAATCCCTGGGCAGTACTGCGGCATCTGCTGGCAGCCTGATCCAGCCGATGCAGGTTCCGGGCATTATCATGCCGGGCCTGCGCCGCCTGACCATTCGTGACCTGCTGGCACAGGGCCGCATTTCCAGTAACTCACTGGAGTACGTGCGCGAAGAGGTGTTTACCAATAGCGCCGATGTGGTCGCTGAAAAGGCGCTTAAGCCTGAATCGGATATCACTTTCAGCAAGCAGACCGCCAACGTCAAAACCATCGCCCACTGGGTGCAGGCTTCGCGCCAGGTTATGGACGACGCCCCGATGCTGCAGTCCTACGTCAATGACCGCCTGATGTACGGTCTGGCGCTGAAGGAAGAAGGTCAGTTGCTGAACGGCGACGGCAGCGGGGATAACCTGGAAGGTCTGAACAAAGTGGCCACCGCCTACGACACATCGCTGAATGTCACCGGTGATACCCGCGCGGACATCATCGCTCACGCTATTTATCAGGTGACCGAGTCCGAGTTCAGCGCCTCCGGCATTGTCCTTAACCCGCGCGACTGGCACAACATCGCGCTGCTGAAAGACAACGAAGGTCGTTATCTCTTCGGTGGCCCACAGGCATTCACCAGCAATATCATGTGGGGCCTGCCAGTCGTTCCGACTAAGGCGCAGGCAGCCGGCACCTTCACCGTCGGCGGTTTCGACATGGCGTCTCAGGTCTGGGATCGCATGGATGCCACCGTGGAAGTCAGCCGTGAAGACCGCGACAACTTCGTGAAAAACATGCTGACCATCCTGTGTGAAGAACGCCTGGCGCTGGCTCACTATCGCCCGACAGCAATCATCAAGGGCACTTTCTCTTCTGGCTCATGATGGGGGAGGGCGGGGTAACCCGCCCTTTTAACGTATGGCGATAGATGTTCTGCAGGTAATCGGCCTCAACCTGTTTAAGCAGCAGATAGAGTTTGAAGAAGATGACCGGGACGAGCTGATCACGCTTTACGCCCAGGCAGCCTTTGACTACTGCTATCGATGGTGTGACGAGCCAGCATGGAAGGCGCCAGGTGATATTCCGGCAGCGGTTAAGGGAGCCGTGCTCCTGGTATTTGCTGACATGTTCGAACACCGGACCGCACAAAGCGAGGTTCAGCTTTACGAAAATGCTGCTGCTGAGCGAATGATGTTTATTCATCGCAACTGGCGCGGAAAAGCGGAACCTGAGGAGGGCTCCTGATGGAACCTGGACGATTCAGGCACAGGGTTAAAATCCTGAACTTCACAACCTCCCGGGATTCATCTGGTCAGCCAGTGGAGTCATGGAGTGGTGGCGATCCGGTTCCGGCAGAGGTGAAAGGGATCAGCGGCAGAGAGCAAATGTCAGGTGGAGCGGAGATGGCACAGGCAACGATTCGCATCTGGATGCGGTTCAGGCCTGAGGTACATGCTTCCTCCCGCGTAGAAGTGCTCAGCGGCCCATACAAAGGCCAATTGCTGAATATTATCGGCCCACCTGTCGCCAACCCGAACGGTACTCGCCTGGAAATTCTGTGTAAAACAGGAGCTGAAAAGTGATCGGAACGAGCCTTGATTTTTCCGGACTGGCCGACATAGCTAAAGACCTTGAAGCACTCAGCCGCGCAGAAAATAACAAGGTTCTTCGCGATGCCACGCGCGCCGGCGCGGAAGTGCTTAAAGAAGAGGTGATCGCCCGCGCCCCGGTACGCACCGGCAAGCTGAAGAAAAACGTGGTGGTGGTGACACAGAAAAGCCGACGCCGCGGTGAAATCTCTTCCGGTGTGCATATCCGTGGAGTTAACCCTCGCACCGGCAACAGCGATAACACCATGAAGGCGAAGAATCCGCGGAACGCTTTTTACTGGCGTTTCGTTGAGATGGGAACCGCCAACATGCCGCCTCACCCCTTCGTGCGTCCGGCTTTTGATGTGCGGCAAGAGCAGGCCACAGAGGTGGCTATGCGGCGCATGAACCAGGCCATTGACGAGGCGTTAAGCAAATGACCGAAGACGATCTCTATCCGCTGCTGGCATCACTGGCTGGCGGCAAGGTTTATCCCTACGTTGCACCTCTCGGCAGCGATGGGCAGCCTTCAATCGCGCCGCCGTGGGTGATTTTCTCGATCATCACCGATGTGGCCGCAGACGTTCTTTGCGGACAGGCAGAGTCTGCCGTATCGGTCCAGGTGGATGTCTATTCCAGTGCCATTACCGAAGCGCGCGCGATCAGGGATATGGCGCTGGATGCCGTCCAGGTGCTCAAGCCGGGAAATATCGTCAAAACGCCTGGTTATGAACCTGACCTGCGCTATCACAGGGCAACGCTTGAATTTCAGGTAACCGTTTAGCCTCACTCACCCTCACAGACCGCTACGGCGGTCTTTTTTTTATCTGGAGAAATCATGGCCAGTAAGTACGAAGTCACTAAGGGGATGACCTTTGCTGTCTCCTCAGCCCCCGTAACCGCAGATGACTTTAACGCATCTGCATTCCCGGGATCCGGTGTTACCTGGCTGGAAGCGGCCTGTGCAACGAAGGAAATCACCTTCGCCGGTGGCCAGAAGGGTGATATTGACGTCACCACGTTGTGCTCAACCGAACAGGAGCAGACCAACGGCCTGGCCGCACCGGCGGAGATGAGCATTACCCGTAACTGGGTAGGCGACGAAGCCGCACAGGAGGCACTGCAGACCGCTTACGAAAATGACGAACTGCGTGCGCTGCGCGTGGTTTTCCCGTCGGGCAACGGTTTTTATGTGCTGGTGGAAGTTCGCCAGAGCTCGTGGTCTGCGGCAACGTCTTCCGTTGTTGGGGCGACCTATTCGCTGCGCGTTCGCGGCAAGCCTAAACGCATTTTCGCGTCTGGTTCCTGAGCGGCTTCGGCCGCTTTTTTAATCCCCTTATCCTGCAACAAGAGAAGAATGAAATGGCACAAAGGACATCACAGAATTCATTACGCAACGTGGCGCTTACTGCATCGAAAGCGTACCGCACAAAACCGGGCGTTACCGTGCCCGAATGGGACGGCGCAAAGGTCACACTGCGCGAACCCTCCGGCGATGCCTGGGTAAAGTTCCGTGAGATCGTCAACCCCCAGATCCCGGAAGGTGAAGAGCCGCCTGTCCTGACCGAATCGCAGAAGTTTTTGCGTAACAAAGAGGCCGATGTCGTTCTGTTTATTGACGTTCTGCTGGATGAAAACGGTGAGCGCGTATTCAGTGATGACGATCAGGCGCAGGTTTCAGAGATTTACGGCCCGGTGCATGCCCGACTGCTGGCCCAGGCTCTCGGCCTCGGAATGAGCCAGGAAGAAGCGGGAAAGCCGTAAAGCAGCCGCTGACCTTCTTCCTTATGTCGCTGGCGCTCCGGCTGGGGCGGACTCTGCAGGAGCTGCGCCAGACCATCACCGCCAGCGAACTGAAAATGTGGATCGAGTTTGACCGCATCAGTCCGATTGGCGACTGGCGCGCCGACGCGCAGGCGGCACAGATCGCCGTTGCGACGCTGAACTCTCAGGGCGGCAAATTCACCATTCCGGACGTGATGCTGAAATGGGGAGAGCAGGAAGAAGACAGGGAAATTAGCGAGCTGGAGGAATGGATATCTGGATTGTAACTAAATCTGCCAATTTTGATGTTCATGAGGTAACCTATGAGTGATTATATATTCATAGGGAAGCCCGCAAATGTTTAAATATGCATTGATTGTTTTATTAACTTTATTTATTTCTGCATGTAAACCCAGTGATGAAGAAATGATTAAATTTGGCGAGTCTTTAGTTGCTCAATCACTTAAAGACCCCGAGAGCGCAAAATTTAGTTCATATTATCGACCATTTGGAGATGGTGTTGGGTATGTTTGTGGAACGGTTAATGCAAAAAACTCATACGGCGGCTATGTTGGAAATAGAAATTATTATGTTCACCTGACTGTTAAAGACGATAAGGTTGTTGATAATAGTCCTGTCAAAATAATTGACGAGAACGATGATAAAGGTGAAGGTAATTTCAGGAGCATATGCCAGTAAATAATTAAAGCCCTTTGGGGCTTTTTTTTATAGGTCAACTATGGCAACCCTGCGCGAGCTAATTATCAAAATTTCGGCGAACTCCTCCTCTTTCCAGACAGAGATCGCCCGGGCTTCCCGCATGGGGACAGATTACTACCGCACTATGGAGCAGGGCGGGAAAAAGGCAGCAGCGGCCACGCGTGAAACACAGCGTTCCCTGTCAGACCTGAACTCACAACTTGCGACTGTACGATCCTCAGCTGCTGGTCTGGCCGGTGCATGGGCTGGTGCTTTTGCCACGCATCAACTCGTCGCTTTCGCAGATACATGGAACCAGTTGAACGGCCGCCTTCGCCTGGCGTCATCTTCCAGTGAGGATTATGCCCAGTCCCAGCGGGTACTGATGGAAATAAGCCAGCGTACCGGGACATCACTTGAGGCGAACAGCAACCTTTACAGTCGTATCGCCCAGTCGCTGCGGGACGCTGGCTATGCCTCCTCAGACGTGGCAAAGGTGACCGAGACCGTTGCCACGTCCCTCAAGCTTTCTGGAGCCAGCACGGAAGAAGCCAGCTCGGTGATTACCCAACTGAGCCAGGCGTTGGGATCTGGCGTTCTGCGCGGCGAGGAATTTAACGCCATCATGGAGAACGGCGGACGTTTGGCTAAATTGCTGGCGGACGGACTGGGGACCACCGTTGGCGGCCTTCGTAATATGGCCAACAATGGCGAGCTGACGACAAACAAGATCGTCCCACTGCTGACCAATGTCGAGATCCTGCGCAAGGAGTTTGATACGCTGCCGGCATCCATCAGTGGTTCTGCTCAAAAAGTAGAAAATGCTTTTCTCGCCTGGGTGGGCGGGGCTAATGATGCAGTCGGGGCATCTTCCACGCTTTCCGGCGTGCTGGATGGCCTGGCGAATAACATTGATGGTGTAGCAAATACGGCAGGCTTATTGGTTGGCGTCGGGCTGGCCCGTTATTTTGGCAACATGGTTGGCAGTATAGGGCAGTCCACCCGCGCAGTGATCTCTAACGCTACTGCAGAAGTAACTTTAGCTCAGGCACAGGTTCGCGGTGCGCAGGTTAGCGTTGCCGCTGGCCGGCAGGCTGTCTACCGGGCACAACAGGCGCGAGCAGCGGCAACCAGTATTGAGGCGCAGATTGTCGCAGAGCGTAAGCTCGCAGCCGCTCAGACATCGCTGGATAAAGCTCTGGCAGGTAGGGCTGCCGCCGTTAACAACCTCACCAGTACAGCTTCGGTAATGTCCAATTTGGGTGGCAAGGTGCTGGGCATTCTCGGCGGATGGCCAGGCATTATTATTGGTGCAGGCGCTGCGATGTACGGACTGTACCAGCACACGCAGCAGGTACACCGTGAAGCGGTTGGGTTTGCCAACAACCTCGACGAGATCAACACCAAACTGAAGCAGATGTCAGTAATGGGGCTTCGCTCCACGGCGGCTGATGCCCGGACATCATTACAGGCTCAGAAGCAGGACCTGGCCGAACTTGATTCGCAGATTGCACGAGTGAAGGACAGCCTTAAGGCGGTTGACCAGATTCAGCAGGACTACAACCGCCACCCGACGCTAACCCTGATCAACACCTTCATGGATCAGGCCGACATCACGGCCAAAAACGTGGAGCTTACCGATAAGCTGAATCAGCTGGAGTATCAGCGCGAACAGGCTGCCTCGAAGGTTGAGCGGACGCAGAAACTGGTGAACGATGCCAGTGATCTGGCGACACAGAAAGCAATTGAGCAGGCTGGCGCAGTTTCCATCCTTAAAGGTGCTTATGACCTGCTTAACCGCTCGATGTCAGCGACCGCAGGCGCAAAACCTCCGCAGTATGCCGGTCCGGTTGTATCGATGGCAAACGCCACGCCTCAACAGCAAACGGCGCTCGAGCGGTCACGACGTGATAACGAAATGGCCAGCCTTAGCGGGCTGGAAAAGTTGCATCAGCAGCATGTCTACGAAGCAGAAGACCTTAAGCTGACCGGCGCGCTTTATACCCAGTACATCTATAACAAGGATCAGGCCGCCAAAAAGGATGCAGCAGCAGCATCGGCTAAAAAGGATTCAACGGCTGCCTCTCAGGCCCAGAGCAAGGCAGAACGCGAAGCTGCGAGCCAGGCGGAACAGTACTCAAGCAAAATGGCCGATCTTAGTATTGCTACCGAAGTGCAAAAGGTCCGTGCACTGCAGGGGGAAAAGGCGGCGGAGTTGTACGCGGCATCGCACGAAAACGGAACTAAATGGAGTGAAGAACAGCGTAAATCCATAGAGGCGGGATCCTTGGCGCTGGCTCAATGGACGCAAAAAGCAGATGAGGCGGTGCGGAAACAGCGCGAGATGGCCGATGCGCTTAAGGATCTCAAAGACGCGGCGCGGCGATATCAGGATGAAACAGAACTTAATGCCAAAACATCTGGGATGGGTAGCCGTGATCAGGAGCTGTACCGTTCACGGCAGGAAGTTGAACGAGTCTTTGATAAAACCGATAAAGGTGCTGAGGCTGTAGCTGCCCGCGCCTCAGCGCTGGATGCGCTTGATAAAAAATATCAGCAGGCTAAAGCCAGCGAACTGGACTGGCGGGCTGGCGTAAGTGCTGGTCTGGCTGACTGGATGGATAATGTCAGCAATATTGCAGGCACGGTTTCGCAGGGTATTACCTCTACTATGGACAGCGCTCTGGATAACGTAGCCTCTATGCTTGTTCGCGGAAAGGCAGACTGGAAAGAGTGGGGCCTGTCAGCGCTGGAGATGATCGCGAAGGTCAGTCTTCAGATGGCAGCTGTTAGCGCGCTGGGTGGGTCTTCTTCCTCGGGGTCAGGGATTTTAGGCTCGCTGGTCGGCAGCGTGGCGGGAGCTTTTGGTGGCGGTGCCGCTGGCGCAACTCCATCAGGAGCATATACCGCCGCTGCGGGCTCGCTCACATTCAACGCTAAAGGCGGAGTTTACGGCTCTCCTTCGCTGAGTGCGTTCAGTAACAGCATTGTTGATACACCGACATTCTTCGCCTTTGCAAAAGGCGCGGGCGTCATGGGCGAGGCGGGGCCGGAGGCGATCATGCCGCTGACCCGGGCCGCTGATGGTTCGCTGGGCGTGCGGGCCGTATCTTCTGGTGTTAATAATGCAACAGGTTATGGCAATACAGCCATCACTGTTCATGCCCCGGTCAACATTACCCAGGATGGTTCTGCAGGTGAAATTAGTAACGCCAATAACGCCAGCACAGCACGCCAGCTTGAAGGCATTGTTCAGCAAACCCTTACCGATCGCCTGAGGAAAGAAATATCGCCAGGCGGCATCCTCTATCGCCGCTAAGGAGCAATATGGCAATCGACACTTTTACCTGGTGCGTCCGCATAGGGCCCACTGGAGCAAATACTGTGGCCACGCTTCAGGCGCAGTTTGGCGACGGCTATAAGCAGGTGGCTGGCAATGGGATCAACACCGATGCCGAAACCTGGAATCTGGCATGCAATGGCGATGTGGCGACGATGAAGAATGTACGCGATTTCCTTCTGAGCCATGTCATCAAATCGTTCTGGTGGGTTAACCCGTGGGGCGAGCAGAAGCTATACCGGGTTAAAGCTGATTCTGTCAGCCCAACCTTTCCCCACGGTGGCTTTGTAGAATTATCGTTTGTGTTTGAACAGGCCTTCGGGCCTTAGTTATTCCTCCTTTTCCAGGGCCGCTTCCGCGGCCTTTTTTTATGGGCTGAATATGAGCTTTACGAACGACGTACAGAAACTGGAACCGGGTGAACTGATACAGCTCATCGAGATCGACGGCACCGAATTTGGCATGGATACCGTGCTGCGCTTTCATGCCCACAATATTGCTTCTGCAGGCTGGGCTGCATTCGCGGCTGACAACCTGCCTGCCATTATCTGGCAGGGTCAGCAGTACGACCCTTACCCTTACGAGCTGAAAGGCCTGGAGCTGTCCAGTACCGGAGCACAGCCCACACCCACGCTTTCCGTGTCGAACGTTGGCAATTATGTGACGGCGCTGTGTCTCGAGTACGACGACCTGGCGAGGGCGAAGGTGAAGATCCACACCACGCTGGCGAAGTACCTGGACGCGGCCAACTGGACAGCCGGCAACCCGAACGCCAGCCCGGCCGACGAGCGCGTACAGCTTTTTTACGTCAATGCCAAAACCGCTGAAACGCGGGTGCAGGTCGACTTTGAACTGTGCTCACCCTTTGACATCCAGAACCTGCAGCTGCCCACCCGGCAAATTACGCCGGTCTGCACCTGGTGCACGCGCGGCTGGTACCGCACCGGCACCGGGTGCGACTACAACGGGAACCGTTATTTTCTCAAGGATGGCACCCCCACGGATAACCCGGCGCTGGATATGTGCGGCGGCCAGATACAGGACTGCGAAGCGCGGTTCGGAACCGGTAACCCGCTGCCGTTTGGCGGCTTCCCGGCGGCAAACCTTCAGGGTAAATAACCATGCGAAAAAAACTGATGGATGCGATCCGCGCTCATGTTGCCGCGGAATATCCGAACGAGGCGTGCGGCGTGGTGGTGCAGGCCGGACGGGCGCAGCAGTACATTCCGTGCCGGAATATTTCGGAAACGCCCACTGAGACCTTCACGATCTCGCCGGGGGATAAGCTGGCTGCATCGGAGCAGGGAGAAATCATTATGATTATCCACTCGCATCCTGATGTGGTGCAGCTTGTGCCGTCCGAAATGGACAGGGTGCAGTGCGACTGGTCCGGGGTGGAATGGGGCATCATGAGCTGGCCGGACGGTGATTTTTGCACTCTGGCACCCCGTGAGGACCGGGACTACGCCGGGCGGCGCTGGGTGCTGGGCTTTGCTGACTGCTGGTCGCTGATCCGTGAGTGGTTCCAGCGTGAGCACGGCATTACCCTGGGTGATTACTCGGTACCGTACGAGTGGTGGGAGCAGGGCGAAAATCGCTACGACGATAACTGGGAGGCAGAAGGCTTTGTCCAGGTGGACCCTGCTGATATGCGGCCCGGCGATATGATCATGATGCGCATACAGGCGCAGGTAACCAATCACGCGGCTGTTTACCTCGGTCATCACGAGCACCAGGAAAACATCATACTGCACCATAATTTCGGCAGCCTCTCTGCCCGGGTGCCGTACGGCAAGTATTACCGCGACCGCACCGTTCGTGTGGTCCGGCACAGGAAGCTAATGAATGCTGAAAACACTGATTCTTGAAGGCCGTATGGCGAAAAAGTTCGGGCGTGAACACAAATTTCACGTTGAGGATCTGCGCGAGATGTTGCGCGCCATGTGCAGCCAGGTTCCCGGTTTTAAACGCTACCTGTCAGAAGGACATATGCAGGGGATACGCTTTGCCTTCTTCAATGGCAAAAACAACATCGGGCTCGACGAATTCGACATGACCCGCGGCGGTGCGGTGTATCGGATTTCGGCCATTACCGAAGGTTCAAAGCGCGGCGGTGTGCTGCAGATCGTTATCGGGGCGGTGGCTCTCGTGGCCGCGTATTTTACCGCGGGGGCTTCGCTGACGGCGATAGGCCTGAGCACAGCTGCTGCGACCGCCACAACAACGGCGCTAACCGGCCTGGGCCTGTCGATGATGCTGGGGGGTGTTGTTCAGCTGCTGACACCCCAGCCGAAATACAACGTCGGCGCGTCGTCCAGCACGGACAACAAACCCAACTACGCCTTTGGCGCGCCGGTGAACACCGTGGCGGTGGGTTATCCGGTTCCCGTGTTCTTTGGTGAGCGCGAAATCGGCGGGGCAGTTATCAGCGCGGGGATCTTCTCCAGCGACCAGCAGTGAAATTTATTCTCAGCTACAGGCCACCTCCGGGTGGCTTTTTTTATGGGTGAACTATGCGACTTCTCGAAGATGAATCCCTTATTCAGGGACGTAAAGGCGGTGGCGCTAAACAGCACACCCCTGTTGAGGATCCGGATGACCTGCTGTCGACAGCAAAATTAAAAATGCTGCTGGCGATCGCTGAAGGTGAAATCCAGGGCGAGCTGACGGCACAGAACATCTTCCTAAACGACACCCCGCTGGCGAACGCCGACGGCAGCTACAACTTCACCGGCGTGAGGTGGGATTTTCGCCCGGGCACTCAGGATCAGGACTACATTCAGGGATTGCCGGAGGTCGACAACGAAATGTCGGCCAACGTGACAGTGACCACCACCGCGCCGTGGACACGCCAGTTCTCTAACCTGATGCTGGATGCCGTGCGTATTAAACTGAGCCTGCCCGTACAGTACACCTATAAAGACAACGGTGATATGGTCGGGACGGTCACAGAGTACGCCGTTGATCTCTCGACTGATGGTGCTGCCTGGCAGACGGTGGTTAACGGCAAATTCGACGGAAAGACAACCACGGAATACCAGCGCGACCTCCGCATTGATCTGCCAGCGGCCACTACTGGCTGGGCTGTGCGGGTACGTCGTATCACGCCTGATTCCATCGGGAACTCAAAACTGATAAACGCCTTCAAGGTGTTCTCGTTTGCTGAGGTGATCGACAGCAAGTTACGCTATCCCAATACGGCGCTGCTGTATATCGAGGTCGATGCCAGCCAGTTTACCAATGGCGCGCCGAAGGTGACCTGCAGGCCGAAGGGGAAACTGGTACGCGTGCCGGACTCCTACGATCCGGTTACGCGCACCTACAGCGGTACCTGGTCCGGTGGCTTCAAAATGGCCTACACCAACAACCCGGCCTGGGTATTTTACGATCTGGTGCTGGATGAGATTTACGGCATGGGTACGCGCATCGATGCAGGCATGATCGATAAGTGGGAGTTGTACGCCATTGCGCAGTATTGTGACCAGAAGGTGTCGAACGGGGCGGGTGGTACCGAGCCGCGCTTTACCTGCAACGTTTACATCCAGAGCCAGCAGGACGCCTACACCGTTCTCAGCGATCTGGCAGCGATATTCCGGGGGATTACCTTCTGGGGCAACGACCAGATTTACGTGCGCGCGGATGTGCCGCAGGATGAGGTTGATTTTACCTACCATGCCTCGAACGTGATCGACGGGTTGTTTACCTACGGCGGCGGCAGCTACAAAAACCGCTACTCGTCTGCCCTGGTGTCCTGGTCTGACCCGCAGAATCATTACAGCGATACTGTTGAGAGTGTCTACGATTCCGACCTGGTGAAGCGGTACAAGGTCAACCAGATGTCGATGACGGCGATTGGCTGCACATCCCAGAGTGAAGCGCACCGCCGGGGCCGCTGGGCGCTGCTGTCTAATGCGCGCGACGGAACGGTGTCATTTGGCGTTGGGCTGGACGGTTATATTCCCCTGCCTGCAGAAATTATCGGTATCGCGGATCCGTTCCGTGCCGGCAGGCAAAACGGCGGGCGTATTCGGGCGGTGAGCGGGCGTAATGTCACGCTTGATCGCCCTGCTGACTACGCCGCCGGCGACCGCCTGGTGGTCAACCTGCCGGACGGCAAGGCGCAGACGCGGACAATCGCATCCATCAGCGCGGACAAACAGACGGTGACGGTCACCACCCCCTTCAGGCTGCTGCCTGAGTCCGGTGCAGTGTGGGCCATCGACAGCGACAACCTGGCTATCCAGTATTTTCGTGTGACATCCATCCGGGCGAACGACGACAGCAACGGTGGTTTCACGATCACCGCAGTTCAGCATGACCCGAATAAATACCGCTATATCGATGACGGTGTGCGCATTACCCCAGCGCCAGTCACCGTCACGCCGGTAAGCGTTCTGCCGGCACCGAAAAACATCACCCTCACCGAAACCGACCATATCGAGCAGGGACTTACCGTTGCCACCATGAATGCTTCCTGGGATCGGGTGGATGGTGCGATCCGGTACCAGGCGCAGTGGCGCAAGGATAACGGCGACTGGATAAACGTTCCGGTGAGCAGCGCCCAGGGATTTACGGTGCAGGGGATTTACACCGGGAGTTATGACGTGCGGGTGCGTGCGCTGAACGCTCAGGATTCAAGCTCGCCGTGGGGTTATGCTGATACCACGTATCTTACGGGCAAAAACGGCAGGCCTGGAACGCCGCAGGCACTGGCCGCCACGGACGATGTTGTCTGGGCTATCGATATTACCTGGGCTTTCCCGGATGGCTCAGGTGATACGGCATACACCGAGATTCAGCGCGCCACCACAGAAGACAAGGCTAACCCGCAATTACTGGCTCTGGTGCCGTATCCGGCCACGCATTACCAGCATGGCCCGATGCGGGCGGGCGTCAGTCAGTGGTACCGCGCCCGTCTGGTGGATCGTATCGGCAACACCGGCGACTGGACAGAGTGGGCGGCAGGACAGTCCAGCTCGAAAGCCGGTGATTATCTCGACATGATCGGCGACACGCTTGAACAGACCGAGGGCTACAAAAACCTCGTGTCGGACATTGCCGATCTCGGTGAAGATATCCAGTCGGCGCGCGACGACATCACCGCAGTTACGACAGAGTCGGCGGCGACTAAAGCGGGCCTGGCGCAGGAGGTCACGGACCGTAAGAAAGCCATCACCGACGAGGCAGCGGCGCGGGGGCAGGCGCTGCTGACAGAGAAGAACGAGCGCGTCGCGGATATCAGCAACGTCAATCAGACGATCCAGACCACCACCGAGTCACTGGCGCAGCAGATTGGGCAAATTTCTGCAGGTACCGGCTCGCAGTTCGACCCGGCCAAAATCTGGTACTTCGATTCGACGGTAGAGGGCTGGACCGGGAACGGGACCCCAACAATCGTTGACGGGTGGATTCGACCAGCGAACCATGCCACCGATCCGTGGGTGGCATCCCCGGGCTCACTGGCCATCAACTCCTCGTCCTATCGCTTCATCAAACTGCGCATCAGGAAATTCGGTGCGCCGGGCTGGACGGGGCAGCTGCGGTGGCGTGGTACGGGTGGTTTCAACGACACCAACATGTTCACCGTCGCCGAGCCTGCCTATGACGCGAACGGTATCGCAACTGTGGAGTTCGACAACATCCCCTGGCTGACCGAAACCACGATGAATCAGTTCAGGCTGGACCTGTCCACTAAACAGGACGCGACGAACTATTACCTGATTGACTGGGTGGCGGTCGGACGGCCAACACCGGGGGCCGGGATGGCGGCGCTGCAGCAGGAAACGACAGCACGTGTTGCTGGCGACCAGGCGGAAGCCACAGCGCGCGAGACGCTGGCGGCGCAGATCCGTGGCGGCTACACCGGTGATGACCCGTCGAAGCTGGCCTCGGGCTTGCTCTACACCGAACGCCAGGCGCGCATCACGGCGCAGGAAGCGGAGGTTACAGCCCGGACGGCGCTGGAAGCGACCGTTAATGCCAACAAAGCTGCTGTAACGCAGGAGCTGGCAACGCTGACGACTGAGCAGGAGGCGCAGGCCACCACGCTGTCGGGCCTGCAGACCACCGTCGGGAAAAATTCCGGCGATATCACGCGCATCGATAAAGCCGTCGCCGATAACAACAAAGCGCAGACTACCGCGCTGGCTGCGGTCAAGGCTACTACCGACCAGAACACGGCTGACATCAGCACGGAAATCACGGCCCGTACGGATGGTGACTCCGCGCTGGGGCGTCGTATCGACAGCCTGAAAGTGGATGTGGACGGTAACACTGCCAGCCGCGACGCAGGCATTGTCGGCAGCGTCAGCAACGCCATTGCCAACTTCTTTGCGTTTTCGGATCAGCGCGTCACGTTTGCCGTTGGCGAAACCAAAACGCAGGCCGATATTACCGAGACCCGGAAGACCGCCGCGGATGCCACAAGCGCTGTAGCCGAACAGGTCACGACGCTTAAGGCCACGGTTGAACAAAACGGCCAGACCAACGCCGCCGCCATTACGCGCATTGATAAAGCTGTTACGGATCTGGAGAGCGCCACGGCGACCAGTATCCAGCAGGTGACTGCGTCGATTGGGCAAACCAACGCTAACGTCCAGACGACCAGCCAGGCTGTTGTTGATATCAACGGCAAGCTCTCGGCCCAATGGGGCGTTAAAGTCCAGGTGGAAGCGAACGGTGTCAAACGCATCGCGGGTATTCAGCTGGGCATTGACGGTACAGGGGCCTCAAACTTCCTGATTTCTGCCGATACGTTCGCGGTTTATAACCCAACGACGAACGGGCAGGAGCTGGTGTTTGCTTCGACCGGCGGCCAGATGTTCATGCGTTCGGTGTTCATCCAGGACGGTTCTATCGACAACGGCAAGATCGGGAATTACATCCAGTCCAGCAACTGGGACGGGACCGGCAATGTCGGCTGGCATATCAATAAATCCGGGTATGCCACGTTCAACGGCGTGACCGTTCGCGGCACGATCTATGCCACCGACGGGAGTTTCAGAGGCAGAGTTGAGGCGACCAGCGGGAGCTTCAGGGGCACGGTTGAAGCGACATCTTTCATTGGGGATGTCGCCAACACAGGGGTGTATCCCGACTCCAGCAACCGGTCTAACAATGCCGTTTCTACCAGTGTAGCCATGGCATACACCGACTCCAGCAATAACGGGCTGAATAAAAACGCCGTTGTAGAGTCATTGATATATGTGCGGGGGATTACAGGTGCGGTTACGTCCACCGTTCAGGTAACTATCGCGGGTAACGTCCGTACGTTCAATTATGACGTTCCTGTAGGTGGGCTATGGTTCACTGCACGGCACGCGGCGACCGGGATGGGTGGACAACGTATTGATGCCAGCATTGTCGTTAATTCCAGTAATGCAACCGTGGCAATTTATGCACCAACTATCACTGTGACCCGCGGTACCGGCTCCTTCTCCTGATCCCTACAACCTCAGACCATCCAACCCAGCTCCGGCTGGGTTTTTCATTTTAAGGACATCACGAATGGCCACACTTGATGACGATTTAGCGAAAGCCGTCACGGAAGGGTTTCGCCTGGCGCAAAGCAGTATCATCAACCAGGACCTTATTTTATCGGGTGCCGGTGATGTCACCGTAACCCTGGCAGACGGCTCGAAAAAGACGGGTCCCAGCTGGACGAAGCTGATCGCCCAGGCGGGTGCGGCAGGAGCCAGCGCCGCCGCAGCCAAAACCAGCGAAACAAACGCTCTTGCTTCAAAAAATGCAGCAGCACAAAGCGCCACGAACGCGGCAACGTCTGAGGGGAATGCTCTCTCGTCGAAGAACGCGGCCAAAACTTCAGAAACCAACTCGAAAACGTCTGAGACGAACGCGAAGACTTCAGAGAATAACGCCAAAACCAGCGAAACGAACGCCGCAGCATCACTGGCGGCGGCACAGCTGCTGACGTCTGTACCTTACGAGGAGGCTCCGTTCCCTGACGTCTGGTTACCGCTGAATGATGACATGCGCCTGCTGGCGGGTTCCGCGCCTTATGACCGGCTGACGATTTCCGGGCAGGTACTGGAGCTACCAACAAAGTCAGCGACCTTTGCCCGTTCAACCACTGCAACAGTTATGGATAAGTCAGGGTCAATGCGTTTAGCAGATATTAACGAACCGCGTTTTGAGCGCGGGGGGTTATTAATGGAATCTCAGGCCACGAATTTATATACAAACTCCGAACAGTGGGGGGCGGGGCAACGAGTTACCACAACCAATAATAGCGGCGACTCGCCTCGTGGCGATAAAACGATGGCGTTATTGGTTGAGGATACAGCAAGTTCTGAACACTACTCGCAAGACCGAAATATATCGTTAACAGCAGGCACAACTTATTGTTATTCGGTTTTCGTAAAAGCTCACACAAATCCACGTAATCTATATCTGCGTGTCGCAGCTGGTAGTACAGCCGGTGTTTTCTTCGACCCTGTAGCGGGTGCCTGGGTTGGAACTGGTAATGGTGCTCAGTTTGTCGACCGTGGATTTGAAGTTCTCAGTAATGGTATCTTTCGCGTCTGGATGACATTTACCGCTGCGGCCAGCCAGAGTACAGTTATTCGCCTTCAATTGGGGAATGGACCTTCTTCGAGTTATACCGGTGACGGTGTATCCGGTTTATATGTCTGGGGTGCGCAATTAGAAGACAGTCCTTTCCCAACTTCATACATCCCTACAAATGCGGCAGCAGTGACTCGGACCGCGGATAGTTGGGTCATCCCAGCGGAGAATGCAGGATATAAAACTCTTACCACGCTTTTTGACCGAACCGTTGCCGTGGAGTTAACGACAAAATTTATGCCTGTTGGTGGCTATACAGAGGCTATATCTGTCCAGGGTCCTAGATATGACATCATTTGTCGACTTGATACGAATAAAATGATCCGTTCTTACAGGAGTTCCCCGCTGGAAATTGCCTCACAAGATGGGACGGCAAGTATTTTTTCATACAGAGTTGCGGGTAATAATGTGTATATGTCATTCAATGGCAAGATTACATCAGGCACACGAGCTAATACTGACAATAATGTAATTACGAAATTTGGGAATACAAGTCAGTCAGTTGCCCGGTTCGTATATTACATTCGAAATCTGCGCATCTGGCACCGCGCATTAACTGATAACCAAATTAATGGACTCCGCTAATGAGAGACTTATATCTGCGCTTTAATGACGCCGACGAAATGCGCACGCAGTTAATCGCGGCGGGGTTTATGGATGATGAGGGGCATGGCAGCTTTTATCACCCGGATATCAGCCTGGATATCGTCGGCGTTATCACTGTTCCTGCTGAAGTTATCAATCCCGGTGAGGTAAACGAAGTTATCAAATACACCACCGAACCCGGCTATCACGTCAATTTGCGGGTCATGAATGACTCGCTCGATTTATCCGGGCTGAACGACTTTGTGGTTACACCGAAAACACCGGCTCGCGTCTGGGCTTAGGAGTTAAATCATGGCAAACAGAAAAGACAGTATTACTCTGACCACTGCGGAGATTTCGGATCTGGGCACGGCCGCCAAAAAGGATGTTGGCGCAGCGAAGGGGCAGGTTATAACGGTGGGCGATACGCTGGGAATAGGTGATCCTGTCGTTACTGTCCCGACGTCAGCTCAGGAGAAGGGCGCTCATTACGCATATTATGACGGGAACACCGGGTATGGTGGCTCAGGCGTGGAACTCAAGCACGTTCTCAGGGCTTCATCTGCTGCAACAGGCGGCCTCTCAGTAATCAGGATGATCAATTACTTCAACCGGGACAGGAAGGTTGTAGGGGTTGCATGCTTTGGTGCGTCTGAAGAGTGGAGGGTTAATTTCTATCACTCAGGGAATACGACCCAGGCTGCCGATGGAACCTTAAAAGCAGCCTCGCCAGTCATCCGCCTGTTTCATGACGGCCGCGCAGTCTGCAACGAAGAATCTGAGGGGTGCGCAGTTGAGCGACTGGGCGTCGGGGAGTATCTGATAAGCGGCTGCATAGGGCTCAATTCAGATGCGGCCTGGGGTGGGGTTGATGGCGGGTTCGATATACCCAAAGACCGTAACCGTCAGCCGCTTATCTGGCTGGATTATAAAGTTAACCCGGACGGCTCAGTGCTGGTAAAAACCTTTCACCGTACCCACCCTGATGCTCCGGCGTTCGCCAGAAATGAGATCTCCGGGATTTCCGAAGGCGACCCGGTTGATATCCCGGTCGATCAGTTCGTCTCTGTCCGTGTGGAGATGCCGGTGGACAGCATCTGGAATCAGCGCCAGTTGGAGGCCGCGGCTGCTATGGCTGAAACAGTCCCAGAAGAACAGCCGGATGTTCAGCCGTAATTATCATCAGCTGTCTCAGCGAACAACTCAGGATAGAAAAAAAGCCCGCACGGGAGCGGGCATAACTCCCTTAGCTTTGTTATTAATCCTGCGTTCATGACGCAGGTAAGTAACATATCGGCAGCATTTGCCCTTACTTTAAAAATCAGCTTTTTAAAATGTCGACCGGCCAAATGGCACAGGCGGAAATGGGGCAGGGTCAAACTGCGTGTGAAGTATTGATACTGAGAAATGTTGAATTGAGGCACTGTTAGCTATATAAAAATATTTATTAATTTGATACAGCTAACGGCCCGGGGGCATCGTACCTGTCATGAAATTCATCTGTCCTGTTTGCAGAAGTAACCGGTTCTTTTTCACCTCCTTTAATCCCGAGCAAAACCTGCCCCACGGCGCGGTATGTTCCGTATGCGGAACCCGACTTACTACGCGCTCCATTCGTCCAACGCCACGCAGAAGACGCTGGCCTAAACAGGTGGATTAAGTCCCTGCTGACACGAAGCGGGCTCCTGTCACCGCTACAGTCCTCTGGGCTTTTCAGAGCTCAGTTTTATACCGGAAATTCTGGTATACCCGCTTGGTCAATTCGGCAGAACAGCCAGATATTCAGCATTATCTATCAATAGGCAATGCTTTCTTGATCTGCACCCTCTTTAAAACTACTGTATATAAAAACAGTGGAAGGAGTGCGGCTCATGCCCCGCCGTTCCGACATTCACGCCGCATTTGTGGCCGCAATACAGCTAAACCCCAAGGGCTACCGGTGCTTACGCACTGAAGACTTTATCCGCGAGTTGGCAAAAGTCCATTGGCATTTCAGCCGGGCCGACGCCAACGAGTGGATAGAGCGCTATCAGCCCGACTTCGCCGACAAGACTACAGACCTGAGCGAGAACCGCCTGTGGATCCTGCGCAATATGGGGAGGGTTCACTAATGGGCTTCGCCTCACCAGCTACCGACTATATAGAGCAGCGGGTTACGCCAGCCAGTGTCTGCATGACTCCCGACAGTCGCATCCTCGAGACGTCGGCGGGTTATGCGATCATCGTCCCGGTCACGCGCCCACAGCAGGGTGATGCGCTGTTGATTCTGTCCGGAGGTCGGACGCAGTTTGCGAAGCTTAGGGGTAAAGCGTTAATCACGGATGACGGCGAAGCGATCGAAGGTGATGCAGCTGAAGAGGCTGAGGTTATGAGGCGGGTGACGCACTTTATCAACAGCACTGATGCTGCGATATCTCCTGAGGCGGCATTGGCGCAGTTTTGA